CTCCGTTTTTAGCAAGTTCCTCAGATTTCATTGGACGCAATGAGGCTAATGCCAGCATATCCGTTTGAAGAATGAACACTGAACGACTTTCTTGGTGACGCGAAGGGGTAAACGTAACGCTGCCCCAAGGTGTCATGTAGATAGAAAGCAGTTGGCTGACTTTGCCATTTTGAGCCGTGCTTCTTTCATTATTGTTGCCCACAAATGAAAGTGCCCTCTGCATTTGTCCACTGGTTAGATATACAGTATCGGGAGTTCCGCCTGCTGTCCAAACCTGCTGCATACAAGCATCAAACTTAGTCTGATTAAACACAGTCAAGGCTCCATTTGTCCGAGCAGTTGCACCAGGAACAGTTCCCGTTGGGTTAGCACCACCACCGCCCGTGATGTTGGTCACATTGGTTTTAATGTAAGACGTTAATCCACCCATTACACGCGCAGTGGTTGCATTACCAGAAGCAAACGCGAGATTGGCAAAAATACTAGATTCAATGTCTGTCTTTTGCTCTTTGCCGACTTTGATTATTTCATGCGCCATTTGTTGACCATAACCAATATTGGTTACACTTTGGTCAGTGCCAGAAATTGTGACGGCATTTTTAAATATCTGAGTGAAGTTGTGAATACGAGCAACAGAGGTACGAGCCTCGGCTGTAGTTGCGTCACCTTCGATATTTTTGTTGGTTGAAACTCCAGCGCGTAAAGTATCCGTTTGCCATTGGTGCAAAGTGTTAGTTGCTGACGTTTTTGGAATAGAACTGAGCAAAGGTACTTCACTGGGGTCGACGTTATAAATTACTGAGGAAACGTCTTCTTTTAGGGCATTTGAGTCAAATGTATCAAACGTGTTGGTGGGTTGTGCCATGATAAATCCTTTAAAATCAATAAGTTAGTTATTAAACAATAATGCGGCTGCATCTTGGACGCTGCCTGATTTTTTCAATTTAGACATGAGTTTTGTTTCAACACTTTTAGCAGATTCACCAGTTTTCTTGACGCCAGATTTCATTAACGGACGGGCTTTTTTAAGCTTTGCTTGCACATTACTCTTGCCCTCTAATGACTGACGCCACAGCATACTTTCGTGAAGAACGTGCATGGTTCGCGCATCTACAACTGAATTTATTTCAGCCGCAGTAAAATTACGCTTTTTGCCATGCTCAATAAGATTGTCCTTCAATTTTGTTGCTTTTTTAGCATCTGCAAAATCTGGAACTAATCGTTTCAGTTCTTCTTGTTGATATTGCAAATTCGCTTGGTTAGCTTCGGCCTGCGCCTTTTGCACTTCTTGATGGTTTTGCTGTAACTGGTTTTGATCGTCTTGGTACAATCCCATCTTTTCTCGGTACTCAAGTTCAGCATCCATATAACCCAGAGGGTCATTTGTAAATAATTCTCTTGAGGGAAAAACAGGTTTTGCCACTAAGCCGTTCTGACTAAGTTTTTGTGCATACTGATCAATCTGCGCTCGTTGCTGGTTGAGATTATTAAAAGCCTCTTCCATAACTTTGCGCTGTTCAGCATTGTGTCTCATGTTTTTTTGGTTAAATTGATCACCGCCATAACCTTTGGTTAGATCGCTTAGAGTTACATTAACTATTTCCCCGTCTATTTTTACGGGGTAAAGTTTTGTCTCAGCTTGATCGTCTAGTTCTTCGGAATCTATATCACCTTCGTCACTTTCGTATTCATCTTCATCATCATCTGCATCATCTGCATCTTCATCTGAATCTTCAACGTCAGCCTCTTCAACCTCGGTTTCTTCTACTTCATCCACTTCGGTATCGGTAGTTTCTGCCTTGGCTACTTCTGGCTCTTGAGCCATTAACGCCTCAACTGCATTTTCCATGCTCAACTCGGTAGTCGTTTCCACGGTGCTATCCTTTATTTGCTGCGTTTATCTCGAAAATCTTGATTGGTTATTGCCCGTTTCAAGATATTCTCAAATTCATTTAAAGCCCGTAATAAGTTATGGGCTTCTTCTCTTTTTGCTACTTCATCAGCCTTGGAATGTAAGAAAACATTACACTGATTTGTTCGTAGGCTAACAAAAACTTCCAAAAAAGTCTCATTAGTTAACAAATTTTCAGCCTGTGATTTTAAAATCATTGCACATTGCCTAATCTGGGAGCCGCTTGCATGGCTCTAACACGTTCAACATCCACTGCTGTTCCGTACTGACCTAAGATTTTAGCGGCTTCAATAAGTAGCTCCTGGTTCATTTTGTCGCGGTTTAGATCATCACCAGTTTGTAATTCACGATATTTAAGTTGTAAATCAGCCAGTTCTTTGCCCTGTGCTGACTGCATTTCAGCCGCTTTAACTTGCATATTGGCTTGCATCTTAATGTTGTCGGCTTGCATCTTGCCCTGCATTTTCATTTGATCGCCCTGCATACGCGCTTGCGCCTTGATCTGCTCAGATTCAATTAATGCCTGTGCCATTGGGTCGCCTTGCTGTTGAGCCATAGCAGCGTCTTGTTGCGCTTGTTGTGCCATTTGAGCCATTAACTGCTGCTCTTTCTCTGGTGTCATTGGAGCGTAATAGCGGTCAGCATTTTTAAGGCCACTTAAAGCCAGCATATCTGATAGCGTGTTTCGCATTTGAGTCATTGAAACTAAGCCATTTTGCGCCCCGTAGGTTTGCCATATCTGCTGCTGAGTTTGGAAAGTTTGCATTAGCGCGGCAGCTTTAACGTCCTCTTTGCCAGTACCTAGACCGACATTGATTTCCATATCCATCGTGCTATCCCACACTGACGGGTCAACAGGTATAAACTCCCCGTTAAGACGCATCATTTGCTCATCTGGGCTGTTTTTGATGGAAACGTGTAGCATGAGTTGGAATAATCGTTTCATGCCTTCTGCGAGGTTTCTAGCCATAACTTCTACATGGCCTGCGCTGGCTTGTGCGGTCAATGCTGCACCCGTCGCTGTTGTGTTCTGCAAGGCGTCTGCGTTAAGGCCCATACTCATCTTAGAGATGCCTGTTTTCTCCTCTACGAGCATATCTAGGTATTGTAGTGCTGGTAGTGTGGAACCAGCTACAAAAGGCACTACAAGGGGGTTTACTGACCCTATTTGCTCACTGCGAATGATTGCGCCGATCTCGTTATTAAGCACATCGTCCATTTCCACCAAATCTTCATTAACTTCTAATCTGGGCGTGTTTACCAAGGCCACGTTATCTAGTATGCCGCGTAATACGCTAGTGGTTGTGTCTTGGTCATTCATTACTAATTCAGCAAGCGATCTTCCATAAAATGCGTGTGGTTCTGGGTCAACATGGAAATCAGCAAACGGGGCTTTATCCCAAGGTTCTTGCTCTAATATTTCGTAGTTAGTGCCACCGCATAAAAACTTGTGTAGTGTCGGTACACCATCACCTTCAATGTCGATCTTTAAATATGCCTCAGTAACCACAACGACACGCATGGATGGGTCATTTACAGTGTTATTTGACGTATCAATGCTGGTTCCAAAACGTAACAAACTTTCTTCATCACTTAATGATTCGTCTTCTTCTCCAGCTAAACCATCAATAATGTCTTGGTCAAATCCCATTGCGACCAAATCGCCTGCATATTTTTCAGATTTATGGCAGACAATGTAGGCATCATCAATCGACTTTGCAGTCCCGTCAATAAAGAATTCTTCTGGGGGGATACCCTCAATGACCATTTCCCCTTCTTCTCGCTTGTGAGAAATTAACATTGAATGAACATTGCGAGACATTTCCATGCCCATTTCGTCCATTTCCATTTCTATCTCTTGCGAGTGTTCAACGATTTCAACCTCATCATCAGACAAGAGCATTTCAACTTCTTCATCAGACAAATTCTCATAAGTGTGCGATTCTGCAATGGTCTCGTTATTCCACCACACCTTCACTATGCCGACTTTCTTAACCAGCGAATCATGGATAGCATTACTTAATACGTTGTACCCACCAACCTTGTTAAACACCCAATGAGTGTATGCTGTGGCTTGTTCTGCATTTTGCACGTCCTCTGGGCCTTTGGGTGTAAACTCAACAAACTTATCGTTAGTCAGAAACACACGCATTAAACCAGGCTTTGCACCGCGCACAACATCACGCACTTTAGTTGAAACAACTTTAGATCGGCCCTGTTCGTGACTAAGGTCTACAGCACCATCAAAATACTTTTGAGCGCGTTCTCGCTGATCTCGAATGTCACTGTCAACGTAATCAATAGCAGCCTCAATAGCGGCTTTTACTGCGCCTTGGATTTCATCTTCTTTCATTTGTGGCATTACTTATTTTCTCCAGATGATGCTGAATTACCTAGCAGAGCGTTGGTTGTACCTTCAACTGTTTCTGCGCCTACTGTAATGCCAGCCGTATTAGTCAACCACTGTCGCATCCAGCTTGGATTCTTAGCTAGTGGGCTTTGTGCCATTGAACCTTTGGCACTAG